CTGGCAGATATTGCTTGCGATCGTGTTCATTGTCTGGTTAGATGCATCATATAACCACACCTCTGTGCCGCCCGCTGACGCCGCTCCTGCCGCATTCATGTGCAAGGTGACATAGATATCGCACCCCGCACTATTCGCCTTATTTGTGCCGTCAGACAGCTCACCAGACACATTGGATGCGTTGGAATTACAATCAACCACAGTATGACCGACAGCCTGCAACATTGGTGCAAGCTCATTGTAGATTTTCCGCACTTCTGCCTGCTCATCGATCAGACCGATTGCACCTTTACAATTCGGGGAGTGTCCTCCCCTTAAGCCAATTTTCATTCTTTCTCTTCCTCCTGCTCTTCTGTTTCAAATGCTTTTTCCAGTTCCTCTACGGATACTCTGCCAAATTCGTTCTGTTCGCTCATGTTCTCACCTCCTTGTGCGACGTCGCACAATAAAAGAGAGCCTGTTTCCAAGCCCTCTGAAATTACCTACTTATATGTAAGCGCCCTCTCTGAATCTCTTGTTCCAGGTGTTGTTGGGTCTACCACTACACCAAGGATCGCCAGAATCGCAAAGAGTGCATTGATTACAGTCAATAACTTATCTCCAAGGTCTCCAAGGTCGATGGTAAGACCAAACACTGCCGCAATTGCCTGTATCAACAGCAACAGTGCCGGGATCAGTGCTACCCAAAATGCCTTGTTTTTAATTCTTACAATCCAGTTAATCTTTTTCATTTTACGTCCTCCTTAAAAAAGCATTGCTGCTACTGCACCGATAATAGCTCCAATGAGAGCGGTAACAACCCCATCCCATCTCTTAGCTGGTGTCTGCTCCAGATGCGTCACTTTTGCAGTTAACTGCACCAGTGTCTGGTTCATAAAGCCGACCTCTTTGGTGAGCCCCACCATTTCCTGTGCTAATTGATGTACCACGCTCACAACGTCCTCTGCTTCTTTCATTCGATGCTTTAATGAGCCGATTTCTTTTCCGTGCTCTGCAAGTTTCACTTCTACTTCATTTTCTGTCATGTTTTCCCTCCGGTTTTTTAAGTATAAAAATAAGACCATCACGGTCTTGCTCTAATCTCCATATTCGCTCCTTTAATCAATCATCTGTAATCCACGTGAACGTTGCGTGACGTTCTGTCCATGCGGCATTCTCCACATAAATCTTGATCCCCCCATCTTTTCCTATGCCGTATCTTCCCGTTCCAAATATGTTAGGTCCTGAAACTTCACTATAGGGAGCAAAGAAATCCATAACCGGTCGATATCCTACTGGAATTTTCACTTCGTTGAATGGCCCGTATTCGCCACTTCCCGGAAATTGTGCAATCATTGTGATCTTGCATGTTACCATACATCCTCTTCTTTTTAGTTCTATACGGATGTTATTAGCGGAGTTTGCACTTGTATATGGACCTTTCACGGTACCGGAATCGTAATTGCGATACGCATATATGCTTATACGTGGGGATGCAGAATTTCTTGCATATATCATTTCATCCTCAAACTGGATTGTCGTTGCTTTTCTCGTATTTTCATTTGTAAACATGATGTTTTGCAAGTTCACGCTCATAGTAGCTCGTTCTGTTGTCGGAGCCTTACCAGAGAAAGCCAAATACGCATTACTCAATGACGCAACATTTTCCACTGCTCCTTGCACGATTTTCTTGCTAATAATCTTTCCGGATGTAACATCGATAAGCATTGTTCCATTCTTATCCTTAATAAGTCCGGCAGTCACAGTTCCGAGATTTGCGGCAATCGCACTTAACGTCTCTACATTCAGATTCTCTACAGAAATGTAATAGATCACCCATTTACTTCCATCCCATCTTTTAATCGGCTCTCCGCTTGCAGTCTGCCAGAGCTGTCCAACCTTTGGATTTTCCGGAGCTGTTGAAGACACGATAATGCCGGAATCCCCGTCTGCTCCATTTTGTCCGTGCACTCCGATAATCACGGGAGTTGTCTTGGTGGATGATCCGTCTGTGTAGGCATAGACTTCGTAGCTCCACAAATATTTTTTTACGTCCGTCATGTCCTGCTTTGTAGTGCTCCACCCAGAAGAGGATGTTGTGATTCCGGTACTCTTTTCGGATGCAAGGTAGTACTTTGTAATAGATTTAATTCCAACACCGTCTTGGCCATCATCCCCTTTGTACTTCGACCACTGATAATCTGCGGGATTACTACTTTCTGTCGGTACTTCCTTGTTGTAGGCGAATCCGATGTAATATTTTCCATTCGGGCTGTCAGACATCCCGTTTCCGCTGGCATCATCCGCATATCTCACCCACGTATAGTAAGTTTTCCCGTCATCTCCGGGCTTCCCTGGTACTCCCTCTCCGGTGATTCTTGCCCACTGGTAATCTTCCGGATTATTGGACATTACCGGAGTCTCCTTATTGTAGGCGATTCCCAAGTATTCTTTTCCGTCCGGACTACTGGACATTCCATTTCCATATTCGTCATCAGCAAATTTAAACCATGTGTAATAAGTTGTTCCGTCCTGACCATCCTCTCCGTCCATTACATCTGTAATCGTAACCTCGTAATACCCACGTTTTATCCCATTTTCCATAGCCTCAAACGAGTACACCGCCTTTGTATCCACGTCCGTAGCATTTACCGTAACGCTCTTACCAACATAAAACTCATGCCCATCCTTGCTCCATCGGAATTGTAGCTTGTCTGCCACATCCACGCCGTTATCGTAAGCGTAAGCGGTCAGAGTAGTGCTACCGATGCCATTTTTAAAGATAACGCCGTTGTTTGTGGCGATTGAGCAGGCGTAGACCTTGTTTTTGTTAATCAAGTCCTCCATCCTCTTAATGAGATCGTCGGATATTTCGGAGGTCAGCTCCTTATAGTTACTAAACACCGTCTTGGCAGTCTTTGGGTCAGTCAGACTGCGTACCTGCTCCGATACCCTCGCTTGTAGATAGAGGACTGGTGTCCACTCCTGATCCTGCATCCTCACCGTGTCCCCAATATTGGTATCAAAGTACCCGTCTACCTCGTAGGTCACTACTGGCTCAGATGCGGTCTTGAGGTCAGATAATGCCATGCTATAGAGCTTGTCTTGATTGTCTGTATCGTACTCTTTCCGCATCAGGATGTAAGCATCCTCTTTATTTACGATGTTGGACGGGAATCGGTCTCTTGCCTGCGGTGCCCGGATGAGTGCCCCGTCTGTAAAATACTCGATATTTCCGTTCTCGTCGTACTCTTTTTTATCCAGTCCGTTGATTGTAAGACCGTCTTTTCCTGTCGGCTGGATGCAGGTGTACAAGCTCTCAACATCTGTGGTTTTTCTGACTCCGGTGATCCCCTTCCCATATCGCAGGACGATATCATTCCGGCATTCCCCGATCCCGCTGTCTGTTCCAGAGTGCTCTCGGTATACGTTCAGTACGATCTCTTTTAAGGAGTAGTCCTTATTCAAAACCGTTTCAAACTCAATTTCTGCCGAAAATACGTTGGCCAAAGAAAACAGCCTTTTAAGCACGGATGTTGTACCCGTCCATTCGTTAGTGATTCGTTTGTTAGATACCTCATTAAGCCCCAATTTTAGCGTTCTCTCAGCATCAAATACGGCGAGGTACTCTTCAAAACTCATTGCACTGGCAGCCTTGTATTCACCTGCGTCCTCGTTAATTAACTCAAAAGATAACGACCACGCCGTAGCTGTGATCGTCTCTTCTGTTTGCTCAGTGTTTACGATATTTAAGTAATAGGATTCACCCTTATACTTAAACGCCACCTTATTCCCGACCGTGATATGCTGTGCGTCCGCGTGCTTGGCATTGACCGTAAAAGTGTAAGTATTTGCTGCACCCTGCAGGTATTCGTGCAATTCATCTTTCCAGTAGTGCATAGACTTCTTGTGCTTATTATCCATGTAAGCCAATGGTGCGTTACCTGTACTTAATATCGCAATTCTGACATTTTCCATCATAGATATACCTCCCGTATTTTTGCTTTGATTATTGGAGGAGGGCTGCTAAAATCCGAGTAATAAAACTGGACTTCCGTAGCTCCAGGTGGCACTTTAAAATAATCCGTTCCGGTTACCTCATGTCCTGCGGATGCCACTCCATCCACATAGACTTTCGTACTTTCCCCGTCAATCTGTACCACATTTCCGGCTTGGAACCGGTTCGGAACATCCCTCTTTGCGTCTACACTGTGACTTATAAATTCCATGGAGTACACGTGATTCTCTCCAATTCCTTCCCCGGATCCCCAGACACCAATAAAGGTGCTGATCTCTGTCACTTCAATATCTTTCATTTCCGGCACGGTAAATGGTTTCACTTCTCCGTTAACGCTGAATTCAAATCGTTCCCCGAACTTGGAGATGCTGGATCGTCCGGCATTTTGTCCGGTTCTTGGGTTATCCCAGCTACAGTCAAACTCGATCTTCCCTCTGTTGATTCCGTTTACGAAAAACTCCGCATACCCTCTATTATTTCCAAGCTCATTTTTAAATACGGTCATAGCTGCTACATTGCGCTTGTTTCTGTCCGTCATCAAAAATTGGATAACACCTCGATTGTTGTATGTCGATGTCGTAAAGTAATGATGCCAAGACAGCGTGCAGTTCTTAGCTCCGGTATGTCCGTTGCTGTCCATTGGTACTTGTTTTGTCCAACTTGGGCCGTGCCACTGCTCTCCTGTTCCGTAGTTCGTGACTCGTAGGGCATCCCCGCCGGTTCCATTTGTGATCGCAAGATTTCCGGTTTGCTTATGCTCACTTACGACATGGACGGTGGTAGCATTGTTTAACACCCAACCGCTGGTACTTGGGGAAAACTTATCATTTACGAGGATTTCTGATGCTTCGTAGTCCTCTGTGTCGGTCTCTTCTACTTTTCCAAGCTGGATCGTTCCATACTGGCTGACCAATCCAATAAACCCGTTTTCGTGCTGGTGTGTGATCTCATAGTCCACGTCTGCCCATTCGGTGCCGTTGTTTTGGATGGTAATCGTTTGGTAGCCGTTCTGTTGGATACCAGAAAACTGTTTTTCTGCGAGAGAATACTTGCACGGGTCGCAGCAATAGAAAGTGAATTCGCCTTTCACACTTAATCTTCCCGGCTCTATATCTCCGACACTTGATTTCGTTCCGATAAAATATTTATCCGGTTCATCTGCAAAAATCAGCTTTGCCTGTTCCTTATTTAAGATTCCAGAGAGTTTGTTGAATTTTTCCTGAAACTCTCTCGGAGATGTGCAAAGCAACTGGTATCCAACTGTAATGTTTCTTGTAGTGTTGCGGCTTTCTAGGTATTCAGACCCACTAATTCTATCGATTTCCCTATCTGTGATTTCAGACTCCAAAAGTTCGCGTCCAATCACATACAGAGTTCTATACCCATCAATTAGATTTTCGATGTATTCTCCATCAATCTGCAGGGCCTCACTTGGCAGGGAGTTTTTACTCCCCGCCTGATTTGTATCCACAAACTCATACATGGCTTCTTTCTCCTTTCAGTCTCATCTTCATGCTCTCTCGGCTTTCCAGCTCTTTCTGCGTAAATTCTGCCGTAACACGTGCTGCTTCTCTGCCGTTATATTCAACCGGCACAACAATTGTGTATGTAGCATTCCGGTTATAGGAATAATCACCGGAAAGTTCAGAATCCAAAGCACCTGAAGCTCGCATTCTCATATCTGTGGATAATGTTGGGATCTCCACAATGTTCTGCGTAGCTTCTGCAACCTTTCTGGACATCGGCTCAATTCCAAGTGCAAATCCCTCTCCTACATAGACACCCAGCCCGGCAAATACTCTTGACGGACTGTGGATTTTCGCTTTTGCCCTGACTGCCGCATCTGCAGCCGCAGCCATTTGTGCCGCAACTGATCTGATATATCCTAATGTTGACGACATACCATTCGCAAAACCTATTCCTATGTTGTATCCGCTACTATAGGCGCCACTTGCCCCGGAAGCCAAGGATGATAATACTGCAGATACCGTTCTGATTGCAATCGCCTGCGTTGGCTGCAATCCACTCTGAACACCCTCTTTTGCGCTATCTCCGAGCTTCTGTCCGGAGCTTCTTGCTTTTCCTGCGCCGGAATCAAATGCGCTGACAATGGACTTCACCGCACTTTTCGCTTTATTTCCAAGAGCATCCAGCCCATCATTCACAATGCTTACAGAATCTTTCATACTCTCGATAGATTTCTGCGCTGTTTTCGCATTCTTTGCAATTGACTTCATGCTGGAATTTACCGCCAATAACGCTGCTACCATTGCAAGCACTCCAACACACGCTGCTGCGATTGCAACTCCGAACGCAGCCACTCCAACTGTGACTCCAAGCACCGCAACGCCTACTGCAAGCAATCCAACAGCAAGGACAGCGCAGCCCGCACCGGCCACGATCACACCGGCTCCAAATACCGTCATTGCAACGCCCAATGCTCCGATTGCTACAGATGCCTGTAAGCCATACTCGGCGACAATCGGAAGTACACTTGCCACGATCGCAAGGCCTGCGCTCGCAAGCAATACTGCCGCTCCAACAAGTGCCGCAGCCACACCGAATGCGATCAAACCAACAGCTCCTGCTGTAAGGACAGGAGCTACTGCAGCCGCTACGACCATCAATCCACCAATTGCTACGATCAGGCCGAACATCACTGCGATTGCAAGCGGGCCTGCATTTGCCAGAGAAATTGAGGACATAGTTAATACGGCGATTCCGGCCGCTGCCAAAACAACAGCTGCGCCGAATGCAACAAATCCTGCTGCACCTGCCGATAATGTCGGAGCCACCATTTTTGCCACGATCAGAAGTCCTGCGATTGCAGCTACCATTCCAACTAAAACAGCAACAGCCAATGGTCCCGATTCCGCCACAGCTTTCGCTCCTTGAGCAAGCAAAAAGAAACCACCGCTAATCAGAGCAACTCCTGCACCAAGCATCATAAATGCTTTGGCAGATTCCATAGTGCTTTTCATGCTTTCCCTACTCGACACTCCAACTTCTCTCTGTCCCTTGGAAATTCCAAGCAATTTTCCGGCAATCGCACTAATCCCTGCGCCGGCAAGACCTGCAATCGCACTGGTGAATGCACCTACAAACGGGGCAACACTTTTTGCAATCTTAAAGCCTTTATATGCAACGACAAGCTTAGGAATCTGAGGAATCACTTTCGCGATAGTTTCAGAATGATCCTCTAAAAATCCGGCAAATGTTTGCAGAGCCCCGCTCGCGGAATCCATTACACCGGCGAAAGAACTGATGCTTTCCGTGGAGCCAAACGCACCTGTAATCTTTCCGAGATCTTCTCCAATTGCGGAAAAAGCATCTCCAAAAGCGGTCTTCACTTCTAATGCTTCTGTTTTTAAAACATTCCAATACCCACTTGCTTTATCGAGAAATCCGGTTAATTTCCCTGCGATTGCATCTCCATCAAGATCTCCAATTTTATTGATTATCCCATCCAAAGATTTAATCGCTCGACCGGATAAAGCATCAAATGACGGTGCCAGCTTATTACTTACTGTTTCGGTCAGACCATCCATTGCCTGATCTACAGTCTTATACTCTGTAGCAAGCTTCGTAAATGCGTCATTTGTGCCGACTTTTGCGATAGCATCAAAGAAATCTTCTGTCGCGATTTTTCCGTCCTGCACATTCTGCACCAGTTCCGTGGTAGTCATGCCCATTTCTTTTGCGACTGCCGATATACCAGCCGGAGTCTGTTCGATCATAAGTTTAAAGTCTGCCCAAGCAACCGTTGGTTTCGCTGCCATCTGTGTAGCTTGCTGGCTTAAAGTTTTCATTGCCTGTTTTGGATTCTCAGCTGCCGCCGCAAGCCCTCCGAATCCCTTTACAAGCTTGTTCGTGCTTTTAATACCTACTGCACTCAGCTGAGCATAAGTACTCGCCATATCAGATACGCTGTAAATCGTATCTTCTGCAAACTCTTGCAATTCCTTTTTTACAGATGCAATCTCGTCAGCGCCTTTGCCAACCATCGACATGTTTCCGTTAAATGTTTTCCATGCAGCACTGGAAGAATTTAATTCCGACACCATACCGCCAATACTGGATGTGACAGCACCAAATGCCTTTTGTCCAATTCCGGCCATGATTCCAAATCCGATTCCACTTGTGAGCGTGTTTTTTAAATTGCTTACGGTACCCATTGCAGATTTGAAAGCAGACGTAAATCCTCTATCCTGCGCAGATAATATTGCCTTTACGGAAAAACTTTCTGCCATGCCATCACTCTCCTTTCATCATTCTGCCGATTATGTCTAATCTTTCATTTTTTTGCTTTCGGTTCCTCACGCGATCTACTTCTTTTTCGTAATCAAAGAATTTTCTGAATCTCTGATACACTGGTTTCGACCTATTCTTTCCGACCTTTTTCTCTGCTTTCACAGCAAAATTCAGGAACGCTTGCAGATGATTTCGATAGTCCTTATCTACTTCTCTTAGCTGCACAGCCTCCATGAGCAAGGTGTATTCTGGAATTGTCAACCTATCCACTTCTTCAAAGCTCTTAAAGCCAAGATACCGAAAACAATTCAAAGCTGCTTCTTTGTAGTATTCTTCAAAATCTACATCATCAGCTCTCTTTTCCGCGCTTCTTCCTCTTCTACTCTCTGTTTCTCTTTCTCCACAGCATCCAGAAGTTCTTTCGTTGTCCTCTTCGTAGCATTCGCACTCTTTAAGAAACCCATTACTGTTTCTGTAAGCTCATCAATATCTGTGTCCTCATCGTCGATATACTCATCTAAAAGGCCTCTTGTCACTCTCGGATTCTGTCCTTTATTCGCAACATCAAGAATGTTTACCAATGCATCCGGATCACCATTTATTAAGTTCATAAGCGCGTATCGGAATCCTACGTCTTTTTTTACTCCCGGCAATCCATCCACAGGCATATTTGTTTGCTTGTTGATCTCTCTCAAAAATCCCATTCCGAATTTAAACTGGTACACCTGTCCGTTAATTGTTAATTCCATCATATTTTTTACCTCCATTAAAAGAGAGCGGTTTTACCGCCCTCTATGTATCACTCAACTGTTTCTTTGCCCTTCCGGATCTCCTACCACTGACCAAGGCATCATCAGAGGCAGGTATTATTCCCCCTCTTTCACGCTGTCTTTGAACACATAAGCTGCTACTTCCTGCTGCTGTGCAGTTACAGTAACATCCCCTCGTTTTCCGGAGCCGTTAACACCAAAAGTAAGAGACACCCCTACATTTTCATCTGCCGAGGATGTGATCTCAAATTCCGTGAGATATCCCTGGAAATACGTACCCTTAAACTTATTCGGACCAGGTTCTGCCGGATCCTCAAGGTTTGCTTCCCAGATTTCAAGCAACTCATCCGAATCCATTGCGTCCTCTAACTCAGAGATTAACTTATCTTTCTTCGCAAGGATAGCAGTGGCCGTGATTTCTGTTTCCGTAGCCCCGGGTGTACGGATGGCTCCGTCCTTTGTGGCAGTGGAATCTGCGTCCTTGCTTTTTGTTCTTCCATTTTCTGTTGTGAATGCAAGATTTTTCGCAGCCTCTTCTTTGGCTTTTCCTGCAAGTCGATACAAATAGACGATTTTCTTGCCAGATACCGCCTCTGCAAATAACTGTAGTCCTGTCTTAAACATGCTTTTTCTCCTCTCTAACTAAAACTAAATTCTATTTCCAGCAACCCGTGTAAAAGAGGGTGCTTTGTTGTTGTATCCGGAAGAATTCTCTGATTTACATTCCGGACATCCCATGCAAAATTTTCGGTATGATCCAGTTTTCTGCATGTGGTTTTGATCGCCAACAGCATTTTTGATACCGTTCCTCTCTGTCTTGGATTGTTGTGCCAGACATGAATGGTCTGATACACATTGCCAAACACAGCCGTTTTATTGGCATCGTCTGTCTGTTGGCTATCTGCAAGATAAACAAAAGGATACGGCGTACCATCCGGCGGTAAGAAGCCGTCATATACGTCACATCCTAATGCTTTGATCTCTGTAAGTAATTTTGTAAATAATTCTTGCTGTGGATCCATATCTCACCTCACAAGCTTTTGCAAATCTTTTTCAAACTGTTTCTTTTGCTCCTCAAATGCGGGTTTTAAATAGGGTTGGGCTTCCATCTTACGAGTACCTAATTCTACATAAGCAGCATACTCTGCCTTCGGTTCCACAGTGGCCTTCAGTCCATTCGGAGATATTTCTAAACCTATACTCCGTTTCAAATTCCCTGTCGGCTTTTTGAATACCATGCCTTTTCCTTCTTCCCATGCGTAATGCCCTTTGAATACTGCGTTTCTTTTCGCCCTTGATTCCATAGCAGAGCCGTTCTTTTTTACGGTAGATTTTAACTTACCCATATCCATCCGCTTCTTCAAACCTTTATTCAGCTTTGCGATTCCTTCGATTTTTAACGTAGCCATCACTGCACCTCCGACACTACAAACACATGCTTTGTCCGCAGTTTCCGCTCAAAATCCACTCTGTATAAGGCGTTGCCTATCCGGATGCGGTCAAACGACTTTCTGTACTGCATCTGTAAGCGCACTGTCTTGCTGCCCTGCTTTATGGATCCATACACAAGGTTCATCGTTTCTGTGCCGGTATCCGTTACACTGGCGTATCTTTTCTCTTCTGAGACTATATCATCTCCATAATCCCCAGTAGCTTCGTCATACTCCCCAGGTACGATCGACTGAAAGAAAACTTCTGTATCACACCTCAAATAAATCTCACCCTTCCTCGTTTTGATTCTTTTTGTGAGTCAAGAAAAGCCTGTATTTCATTCATGAATCCATCAAAATCATTATCGTTGTAGGACATATTCTCTCCCTCAACATTGTGTGATGACATACCCTCGGAACCCAACCGATTAAACCGGATCACTGCCACTTCCAAAACAATATGATTCATTTCCGGCGGCACTTCGATTCCTCCGAGCAGGAGTTTTAACCGCCCCTGCACGGATTTAAGAATCAACTCCAGTTTCGGATCAAGAGAATCATCCTCGATCCCCAGAAGCTTTTTTAAATCATCCAGTACACTTTTCATCCTGCGCATACTCTTTACCCCGTGATGGTTACTTTTACTACCGCCTTTTTGTTGTCATTCGGGATAAATTCTCCGGCTTTACCAGCTCCCTGCAGCGCTACACCGTCGAAATCCTCGGATTCGATTGTTCTCGCTGTGTTAATTCCGGTAAACGCTTTTGCAACTCCGGCAATATATGCATAGGCACATTCTTTAGACTGGAATAATTCATCCGGAATCTCCTCTACAAGGAATCCCTTGAACTTCACAACTTCATTGCCATCAATGTTTACAGTAGAGTTTTTAGCAGTCGTATTCAAAGGATGATCCACAACGGCATTGTACAGATCGGAACAAGCCTTAATTTTTTTTGTTCCAACTGCTTCAATATTATTGAAATACTTCGACAGCTCATTAAACAGCTTTAATACATTGTCTGCCGTATAATCAGTAACGCTTAAAGCTTTTCCGGAAGATGTGGAAATAAATTTTCCGTGCTGCTTGTTAAACTGCTTTGTCTTAGCCCTCGCCTGCAGTTCCAAGCGATCTGCCACTGCAACGTCAAAATCATTATTTACGGTGTGGCGGTCAATTCCCTCGTGGAAATTCCAACCCCAAGAATAATTAACCGGTGTGTTTGTGTAGATAATTTCTTTCCTCTCTCCAAAGCGGCTAGAGTTTCCGGTGCCTGTTCCAAATGCTTTCGTAGCTGTCTTATCGTACCCAGTTCCAACCACAACCGGAATGTCTGATGTTTTTACATAAAAGGCTGTTTCATTTTCTCTGACTCCATCCAGTGCCTCAAGTTCGCCGCCGAAAAAATCCGCGAAATAAGACATCTTTTTAAATACTGCCTGCAAAAGTCTTTTAAACTCAAGCTGGTAGCTCCTTACCGGCATATCATTGTTGTCTCCTGCCGCAAATAACTGTAACATCATAAATTCTTTATTCTTCATCTTCACATTCTCCTTTATTTATACTTTGCAAGTCTCTTTTCGAATTCAGACATTGGACTTCCTGAGTTCGTCATGGTTTTTGGTGTAGATCCGGTTGCTCTGGCGATCTCGGCTTTCTTAAGCTGGGATTCCACGATTTTCATCAGAGTGTCAATTCTTGCATTGGTATCTGTTTCATCGGCGCCCACAATAAAATCAAGCACCTCTTGTGTTGCCTCAATGCCTTTTTCTGCAAGGACTACGGATGCATTTCTGCTGAGCTGATTCTTAACAGACTCTGCTTTCAGTCTCTCATTTTCTTCCTTTAACTTGTCCATATCGTACTGCTGTTTCTGCTCTGCATTCATTTTTGCAACTTTAGCTGCTTCTTCCGCTTTCTGGTCAGCATCTTCCTGCCATTTCACTTTCGCATTTCCGAGTGCTGTTTCGATTGCTTTGTTGACTCTCCGGTCAAATTCTGCTTGGTTCTTTCCATCCTTTAAAAAGTCCTCAAACGTATTACCGGAAGTTCCCTGATCTCCCTCATTGCCCTGTGTTTCTTCGCCATTTACGCCGGATCCATTGCTTTCTGCCCCAGTTCCTTCGTCTTCGGCAAATAACTGTAATGCCATAAATTCTCTAAATTTCATATCTTTTCCTTTCTGCCCCAGTCCATCCACTGTCCAGACCGTTGCTTTAAAATAGATTGCCGGTTCTTTACCGCCTGCCGGAAAAAGGCATAAAAATAACACATATCTCTATGTGCTAATGTCTTACCTATTCAATTTTTCCGCACTTTACACAACGCCTAACATATCCCTTTGTAGCCTTGTTGTAGTGCTTGCAATACTTGTGTTTGCAGAATCTCTGCTTTAACCATTTGAACATATCTACTCCTAAAGTAACGCCTGTACCTGTTCTTTCAAACTCTCCGGTACATTATCAATTGTCAAGTGTCCACCTTTAATCCTGTTCGCCAAAAACTGTGCCATCATTTCACCTCCGCTTCCATTGTTGCTAAAATCAGCTCCTGCACCGCCTGATCTGTGACTTCCTGTGCCGCCTGTGTTGCTTTTAAGTCTTTCTGCAATTTACCGTAGGCGCTCATACCGTCATCCACTGCTTCATACTCTTTTATTACATTCTCATCTGTCTCCGTATATCCGACAAAGACCAGATTACTAAATCCCTCTGGTTTTTCCTCTTTGAGCGGCTTATAGCCCTCTTTCTTGATGGAGCTGATTCTTACAGTTCCGTTTTCCATTATTTTTGCATAGTTCATGTTTAAATCTCCTTTCGGTATGTTACTTTAATATCGGGGTCAAGCTCCCCTCCGTCCGCTGTGATGACTGTGGTAGGGTAGTAGGTTTTTAATGCTCGGATAGCGTTTTGTTCGGATTGTGGTAGGGGAACGAATTCGGGGTTCGTAGTTTCGTAAGCGATTTTTAACGGATTTTCTACGAGCCACGTTTTAAATTCTTGGACGGTTGTAACATTTTCGTTCGGTGCTGAAAAAAATTTAACTCCAATATTCCAATTACAACAGATTCCGAATTCTGCTTTTGTGTACGACATTGCTATGGCTCTATATCTGTCTACATAAATATCGCCATTTCCGTTTCCATTCGGTACATCTGTAAAAACAACCGAAAAATGCTGAACTTCTCCTTGTTTCCCACCCAGGGTTATATTACTAGATTGTCCATCAAAACCGTCAATTATCTTGCTCTTATACAACCACCCAATCTGTCCACCCTGCTCTACCAGTCTGTCCCACTTTGTGAGAGGGCGGTCGGAAGTTAGAGTGAGGGTTTGCGGTTGATGGTATTGCTCAAATTCATTCATAGCTGTTCCATATTCCATTTGGATTTTGGAATCAACCGGCGCTCTTGCATTCGATATACTAGCCCGAATGTATTTTGCGTTTGATGGAGTTTTAAATTTTCCAGTAAAATGCTGAACTATCTTCTTTCCGTTTTCGTCATATACGTTGATATTACCTTCCCATATTACTCCATTTGCAGAAATGACATAATCTGTATTTGGTTCAATTTCAACTGGTTTGTCAAAAGTATTCATTGTTACTAGATCGCTAACAACATTCATGTCGTCCGTTATGGATTTTCCCTTTAATAGTTTCCCGTTAAAAAGATTTCTTCCAGTAACCTTCACATCCACTTCATACTTCCTTGTTTCCTCATTCCACATCCCAGAGTTTTTAATTTCCTGCGGATATTCCGGACTTGGGGAGGGTTTACCGCCTGTGTAGGGTTCGTAAGGCTTAGCAGCAGAACCTTCGTTAATGATGATTCCGCCAGTGTTTTGTATCATACTCTTCACTCTTTCGAGACTGTTATTGACTCCTAAGTAAATGTTTCCATCTTCTGGCGTCAATGTCTTATATTTGGAAATAGCCGCAGATCCGTGCGATAGCCATGTTTTATCGCTACCGTCCGGTTTTATCCCTACTGTCAGATATTCGCCATTTTTATTTGCATTTTTAGTAGATGCTGTAACCGTACCGTTTACCGGAAATTTATAATAATAAAATCCGCTTCCTGATTGTGTTTTATCATAATTTTCGCTATCAAAATCTAAAAGTAACTTTTCGTCAAATAGATTCGCTCCAGTAGTCTGCACCTGCTCCGTCTTACCACCAAGCTCCAACCCCTCAAGCGGCGCATCTAAGCTGTTCGGAAGTACCAACATCCCTGCCCCCTCTAGCTCTACCCTGTCATAATTCGGTGGCTGTGGAGTGGAGACTCCTAGAGGACAGATCATATCCACTCCTATGATTCCTGTTCCGTCTACCATTTTAAGCATTGTACTTCTACTCCTTTTTCGCTTGTTGCTGTGGGGATGATTTGGACGATGTTTCCATCCTTATCAAAGTACATTTTATCCCTTAGAATCACACACTGCGCTGTATTAGCGGGAATTAACATACTCTCCTCTTTTGTCGCACCATCCTTGAGACCAACATACACATCACCATCCGTAAAATTTTTCACAAGATATGCTCTTCCCTCATGCGCAAATTCAAGAACTAATGCTTGTTCACTTACTGTCGCCGCCCTGATAAAAGTTTCTGTTTTACTCATATTCTCACCTCACTTTCACATATTCCGGAAATTCTTCCGCAATCAAACAGATGCCAATGAAAAAGGAATCCACCAGAGTTTTTGATTTCTCTGACAGATTCCTGTATTCTATCTCAGCCTTTCCGGGAGATATTCTGTATTCTATTTCATCATCCGTTAAGTCATCAATCGACTGGATCAGCGTCTGTGTAAGCGCCGTGACACCAGCACAAACAATATCTTTTCCGGGTTCAGCATACCCTGCGTGTCCAAAGATTTCAATTCGCTCTGGTCGAATTCTCACCTCAATCAAATCGCATAACCTCCAAAATGAGTACAAAAATACCACCAGCCCGCTCGACCGATGGTATTACATTGCATCAATTTCTACTTCTTTTACTAGATCGTTTAATGATTTTCCGCTATAAAATTTATCATTCATAACCTCATCTACATTATCATACTCTTTCGTATCATCACCATGCCACGCTTGATACGTTGGGATGTAATCCCTGACTTCAACTGTCACTCCCGATGCCAATCCTCTATAAGAGAAAGAAATATCATTGCAACACTCAGATAAAATTTGTCTTAATTCATCTTTTTTCATAATATATCGCCATTCTCCTTTCTTTCCTCTTTGCTTAATTCGCGAGTTGTCTTATTCTTCAGTCTACCATCATCTCCCCATGTATAATCATGTACGTGTTCCCCATGTTCTCCATAAGGGTGCTGCTTTGGATTCCCATGATCGGTTGTGTGGATATCTTTAGATTTTAATTTTGACTCTCCGTAAAAAGCTCTTACATCTACTTTCCCATCTTTTCCAATGTGATCTATTACCATTCCTGCCTCTGCCACCTTAGGAGTGCCGGAATGTCCGCTGACAGTTTTATCTGCCTTTATTATATCAAACGTAGATTTCTTTTCAACCCTCTTCTTCCAAGTTTCAAAGTTCATCCCGTGTTCGGAATACCTGTCCAGCCACTCGTTATACGCCTTATCGTCCATATATGCTGCTGTACTGCACCGGCAACGTGGATGCATTGGATGTGCATTTTCTCCTGGCATCATTTTTGATACTTTAAAATGTTTTCCGTCCAACGATCTACAGATCGGACAGGCGGTAGGTTCTGCGATAAACTCATACTCATCAAATCCATTGCGGATATAAGACTGTTTCTGCGCTTCTGCCTGCACTCTCGACAGCTCCGTTATCATCAGTCGCTCTGCATTTTCCCGGCTTACTCCAAACAGTTTGGTAAGGTGCCTTGCCAGTGTTCTCGGATTCTTACCCTGTATCAAACCAGTCTGTAATAGCTTCGACAATTCGGCTTTCATCATGTCCTGGTACATCCAAATACGGTCTGAGTATTTCGCATTGTGGAAAGAAGCATTCACGATCGAATGTGCCATCTTCGCATTGTTTTGAATGGATTTGCCAAGAATTCCAGCCTGCCTTTCAAATTCTTCCAGTGTTTTCTCTGTCAGGATCTGGTCAAAATACTTCTGAAGCTCATCAAATCCACCAACAAGATGCATTCCGATATTTGCTTTTAGCATTTCAAGCCTGTTGATCTTCATAGCTGCATTGTATAGCCGCATCTCTTCATTGGCTTCTTTTGAAAAATTCTTATCCTTTACATACTGCTCCGCCTTCCGGCTATACGCATCAATGTCCATTTTGGATACTCGCTTCTTCGCTTCTGCAATTGTGATTCCCTCTGCTTTTGCATATTTTGTATAGAATCCATTGATCTCCTTCTGGATTTCATCCATCATGTTTGCATAGATCTTCTCAATCTCTTTCGTGTATTCAGCTTCGTCCTTGATATTCTTCTTCCGCTGCTCTTCTTCCCTATTCTTCCAGTACGTCCTGCTGCTCATCTGCCGCACCTCCGAACATCCGCTTCTCTACGATTGTTTCCTGCTTCTTTTCTTCCTCTTTCTCCATTCGATCTATTTCCTCAGTAACGTCCTTAACGATCGAGAGGACCTGCAGCTGCGTTTCCTTGGACACGATACTTTCAAGCGCCTGTGCTGTCTGCGCTTCCTCCAAGAGATTCTTCGGGATATTCCTACTCATTGTAAAATCAATATCTTTCCATGCGTCCCGATCTGACACATTCGTTGCAAGAGAGCAAAACAGTTTATACCGTTTCCTCATGGACTTTTCAGCTTTGCGGTCGAATGTCAACGCAAGATTGCTCATAGACTGCAGTTTATACGCAAGGGAAGTTCCAGAAGCATTTCCAAAAGATTCATCACTGATGTTCGCTACCATACTTGTCTGATAAATCAAATCCTCAAGCCGATTCAAGAGATTTTCCTGCGTTCCGTCTGCCGTAGGTTTGCCAAGAAACTGCACGATAATATCTTTTGCGTTATCTGTACCATAAAGGTTTATAATCCGGTTGTCGCGAATTTTATAAACGCCTTCCTCGTCCAATTCTGCACCCAGCACTGCAAGATACGCTTCTGCGAAAGAATCTACATCATTTGCCTTTTCTCCGATCACTCGGTTGTATGTTTCTACCATGCCGGCAACTTCCTCGTACAGGCCGATTCTCTCATCGTTTAACAGGTATTCAACACAGTTGATGCGCCCATAAGGGTTCAGCACTCCCTCCTGCATCTTTTCTCCCTCAAATGGGATGATTTCTGTCCTTGTTAGTATCTCACCATACCTTGTAACATTATCGTCCTTTTTCCCGTATCTCACTGCAAATAGGGCGCGGCTCTTTACGGTATCATCGTAGACAACAAACAGTTCTTTTGGATTGCAGACTACTGTCTTTGTCTTTGCTTCTTCATTCTGGTAAAAATACTCAAAAGCATGTCCGTAGATGCAGCACTTCTTCGCCAGCTCGTATTCTTGATCTGAGATATCGTTATCCCGGTCAAATTCAAGGATCGCATCTTTTATTTTTTCGTCTGGGTGCGATTTTTTAACCGGAATCCCATAAGCGTATCCCAAAAAGGTCTCTGTGATATACCTTGGGAAATTCACTGCCAGTCGATTATCCGGCTTCCATGACTCCTTTTCCGGAAGACGGAATACATCGTGGAAACCTTTGTATAGATTCTCAAGGTATCTGTACCTTGGTATTCGCTCTTCATGCTTGCGAATATACTCATCTACTAATGTCATATTGATTTCTTTATCAGCGGAACATAAAAGCGGTTCCGGCAGTTTGTATGGTCTTTTCCCATTCATTTTATATTCCTCCTCTAAAGGTCTTTAACTTCACTTTGCCTTTTCTCTCCTGCTCAATTGAGTACCTGAGCATCGCCATCGCATCATCGAAGAAATTCACCGGTTCATCTGTGAAAGTGTTCGTTTTCTCATCCTTTTTCCATTTCCACTGCTGGATCTCCTTAATTGTGTTTGTACAGGATGGATGAATGTGGATCGTGTGCTGCTTTAAGTAGTCAATCTGCGCTTTCACACTGTTTGGCTCTTTCTTGACCGGACATGCTCTGTATCCAGCTTTCTGCCACATCTTAATCCTGTCCGGCTCCGCAGAATCACAATACATGGTAATTCTCTTCTGGAATTTTCCCTCAGCCAACTGTATGATCTCTGATGTATCTTTTTCAAATACATACAACTCTCGACACAGATAGATATCTCCATCCTTGAATCCAACCTCCCCGATACAGTTCGCATGGTTGAATCCAAAATCCTGTGAATTTACCATGTAATCGAATCTTTCTGGGGATGTATCGAATTCCTCAACCACATAATTTGTAAGGATAAGCCCTCCGGTCTCTCCCCATTCGCCGAGTCCGTAAATCCGATACCCATCCGGATCCCGCTCTTTACGCATCATCATGCGCCGGTGATACGCTTCGTCTATGAACCGGTTCTGCAGGTATGTAGACTGGTGTGTGTATACATCATCACTCTTAATGTCAAAATACTTTGCTTTTAACCAGTGCGTTGCTGACACCGGATTGAAGCTGAACGTGATCTGATAATACAAAAATGGATTGAATGACAAGTCACCTCTGAGTCGGTCATCGAGAATATCGACATCCGCTTCATACAGCTCTGTTGCCTCTTCAATCCATATCCATGTTAATTTTCCGACATCAAATGTGATGGACTTTACTTTTTCTCGCTGTCCATCGTCTTTCATTCCTCGAAAAATCACTTTATTTCCAGTTACTTTAGAGATCAGCTCCATTGGATTGCTTCTGATCTGCCAGAATAATCCCGCTTTATCCCCGTATATTTTATATATTGCACTCTTCAACTCTGCATAGGTACTATCCTTGTTTGTTGTGTCTACTTTTCGGACACACAAGAGATTTGCACCTTTATACTTCGGATCACCAAGTTTGATGATAAAATTCTGTGCAATGTTTACTGACTTCCCAGAACCGGCAGAGCCTTTTGCTAGCCTGTACCGTTTCTTGCACTCATTGAACTCTTTGAAATTTCTGTTAAACCCAACATTAACTTCCTTCATCCTCATCACCATAGTCTACTACAATCTTCATGTCCATATCTCCTGCTACATCCAGCTTGTCATTCCACATACCTAAATGCCTGCCGAGAAGCTCGAGTGTCTTTTCCTTACTTCCTAACTTGACTTCTATCCCGTTCTGCGTTTCTTTGATTCCTGCAATAGCTGCTATTTGTGAATCTGATAGCTGATCCGTATCTTTTACTTGCACCATTCCACCCATCACAGATACATAGTCTGTCGCTCTAGCAAAAGCAATAGCAGCCAGTTCTTGGAGTACCATATCCTGCGTGATCTCTGTCCGCTTCTGACGCTCTTCCATTCGCTCGGAAATATATGCGGCAACCTTGACATTTCTCAACATCCTGCTTCCTGCTTGTGCTGCCGTTTGTTCTTTCTTTACAGACGGATATGCCGCGCGGTAAGCCCGTGTGGCATTTAGATCAATCAAGTACTCATCTGCAAATATTTTCTGTTTTTCTGTCATAGGACTCACCACCTTCCAAATTTCTACCATAAAAAAGAGACATCTAATCAGATGCCTTTTCTCTTTCTATATTCTTCAATTTCTTTTTTCTCTTTTTCCTGATCTTCTCTCCACATTTTTATAAGTTCTTTGTCGCTAATATTTTTTTCATCATGGAAATTTCTTAGCATACGCTTATGGTATTTTCGCCGTATATTTCTAAGTTCTTCATCTTTAATTCTTTCGATTTCTCGACTGGTCAAATCATCTTTGTACTGTTCTTCTTCTGTTAACCATTCCATTAAATCATATCCTCCTGTATTTTATATCATATATGCTACCGCAATATACGTTTATTTGCAATGCAATATTTAGGACTACTGCTATGAAAGAATTATAACAGCAACAAAAACCAAAATAACCAAATACACAATCAAAATTTATAAGAAAAAGGAGGAACCTTGCAGTAGTCCACAACGGGTATAGCAGGACTCGAACCTGCGACACATCGGTTAACAGCCGATTGCTCTACCAACTGAGCTATACACCCGTAGGATGCCTTTTATTGACATCCTTTACCCTATCCGCACTCGGGTACGCTGATTACACTAAATATAGATTGCTGAATCTATTTTTGTTTGTTTTGCAGATCTGCGGATATCTGCGTTTTGGTACCATTTGCGATGTAAAGCCGGTGTGCACTCCCTACAGCAACCCCCAGCTGGTAAGCCGCAAACCTTACATCGCAAAACCGTGTGCAGGGATCGAACCTGCTTGTCCCAACTGACCACGGCATAAAAACACCGCCAGACAAGAAAGGGGAGAAGTCCGGCGGTGTTCCGAATGTTTGGAAAGATTTTGGAGCTTATCTTTTAACTCCATGATATACTATAAACTCCTAAAAGCGAAAAATGTGAAAAAAACGAAATAACTTTATTTTTCTTTCATCCAATTCTGAAATTCCATTCTTACACTGTCTTTCGTGCATCTTCCGCCCATTTTTATTGCTACAGAGTCCCACGTCAGCCCCTGCATCACCTTGAACCGGATAATCCTCTGCATCCTTACCGGAGCTTTATTGATTACTCGCTCTGCTTTTACTTTAATCTGCTTTGCGTTCAACTTTCGTTCCTCCAACAACCGTTCCTCTTCGTCTATATTCACCGTGTTCTCTACACATCCATAGATATTAAAACTCTGCGGCTGGTATGGAAACTCCGGATTGCTGCCTGTCACCTTGTCCTGTACGATCGTCTTTCTTCTGTGCCGTCTGATATCTTCTTCTGTCTCTTTTACCAATGCTTTCGCATCCATGTACTCATAGATTACGTTCTTGTCCAACTCAATCACCTCCCGGGATCCGCTCTTTTATGTTGTATTTCTCTGCTATGTACTCCACAGCGTCCTTATTCGCCCTCTCGCCGCCTTTAAAGTCGCAGGCAAAGGCTTTATGCCCCTTTTGCTTTAAAGCCGTCTCACAGGGCTTCCTCGTTGCCATAGTGTACGCTTCAATCTTTCGGATAACTCCTGCTGTCTCCTTTCTACGTTTCATGCTCTCTCTGGTCATGCCGTCACCTCAATTTTCTCTCCTGTCAGCTCTTCCAACTTCTGTCGCATTTCTTCCACTGTCATTTTCTTTGGTTCTTTGCGCTCCCAGATGAGTTCAAGGTTGCTTTTAATAAACACATCTTCTATGCGTCTGAGTGATTCCGGAGTAATCCTATAGACTTTAACGATGTCTCCTCCTGTATAACCTTCCCATTTCAAGTCATCATCATAACCGCCTATATTATTGCATCCGCCTTTTCTCACTGCCATCCCAGCCAATACAAGATACATGTTACCATCTCTTTGCTCAACTACCATCCCATCTTCCAAATCTGCCTTGGTAAATTCTTTGTCCATGTAATCGCTCCATTCTAAAATTTCATATCTATACTTCTTAAAGTGATCATAACTCTGATATAAACCTTGTCCGTCGTAGCACGTTTTATCCTTGTATTTCTCATAGTGTGTGCAACTCAAATAACTATTCCCACTCCCCCATACCATACCGTGTTTATACATCTGTCGGCAAAAATCTTTCGCTTCTTCCTCGGTCTTACAGTGCACCGCAAATTTTACTTCTTTAAATTCATCCCAGTTAAATTTTCTCATATTTTCTACCTCACTATCTTTCTTACCACCCAATCCACAAATACAACAAATAGTACAAACGGAAAGAGCAAAGCCATTAAATAATCCTCAAATTTCAGTTCTGCATCCTCATATACCCCACTTATTAGCGCTACCATAGTTCCAAGCCCCAATATGTAGTACAGGGCTAGGGATGCGATTGTGATTAAAATGTCCATGTTATTCCTCCTTGTATGGTTCTGGTAACGACTGATACGCCAAAATTCTTCCGTCATATATCCCGTAAGTCCAGTACCATAAATCCTCTTTAAATCTCATTCTCTTTACCGGATATTCTTCATCGTCACACGTTACAAGATATACATCTTCTTTCTTAGGCATATTTTGTACTGAGTAAGGAATCCAGTCATTGTCTTTCTTGCTGTCTTCATATCCTTTCTGATACCATTTTCTTCGGCTGCATTCTCCGCACTTCTGGACTTCGTCCATGTGGGAACGAATGATTTCTTTTATCCATCTAATACTCACATAATCATCACACATTCCGAATGATTCAAACTCTATCGCATGATCTTCAATCTCTTCCAAGATCTTCTCTAGTACGTTCATTTATTTCGTCTCCTATTTTTCTTATCCATAACACAATAACCTTTTTCGCAATAACATTCTGTTGATTTATAGTAGTTTTTATAATATTTGCATTTAATGCACTCTTTTTTCATTACTACGCCTCCAACAACTCTAGTTCCTCGATTTTATCCATTAAATCCATCTCAGGATAATTCTTTTTTGGATATCGTTGATATTTTGCACTTATGCAGCTTTGGGAATTTGCATACAGTAAGTTATATTCTAATGCAAGCCTTAGCGGAATATCTTTGTGTTTTCCTGTTAATGTAATTTTGCTCTTATCGTCATACTCAATAAATATTTTCCACATGGTTACTCCTCATCACTTTCAATTCTCTCTAACCTTTCGTATCCATTCCATCCATGTTCTGCTCCACATTGTTTGATACAATAATAATCTTCGCCGCAACAATGATCACATCTATTGCAATCTGGTTCTTCATCATCTACTGTGTAAATTATTGTTCTCATCACTCCACCTCCAACAGCTCTGGATTATCAAAGATATTTCCGATAACTTCCGTTCTATTTGGATTCCGATTATATTTAAAAACATCGTTATTGGTGCATTTTTTATTTCCTCGTCCACATACTGCCCATGATCCCCTCCATTCGCTCCAAAACACAGCACCTACACGATATTTTATCTCTTCGCCATCTTTTAAAAACGGACTTCCATCATAGTCATAACTATATCTGAGAATATCATTCTCCCAGATCTTCTTATCGTTTTTGTCGGTAAGTCCGGTGTACTGGCATAAAGTACTTGGAGCAATCTCGCATTTTAGTAATATATCTGGTAATTCTTTGCTAATTTTGTGTATTTCCACTTTTCCAGAAGGATATGCAACAACATACCCTTCCACCCATTCTCCATTGTCTTTTCTCTTTGCTTTAAAAAGGATTTCTCTGCTCATCTTCCTTTCCTCCGTTCTGTCGCATCTGCTCAATGTAAATATCTGTAGCACACCTTACAATTTCCGGTTTCATTCCATCGTAAACAGTTCCTTGTGTAAAATGTTTGTCACACGATCTTTTAATCATGTATAGGATATCTTCAAATGTTTGTTTTTTCATTCTTTCACTCTCCTGTTCCACATTCCCCTAGCCGTAGCTTCTAAAGCACAATTTCGTGTTGCAACTCCGCATTCTTTGCAGTACACAAAAGTTGATATAACTTTTCCATCAAATCCATAATGGACTTTCAAAATCGCTTCTCCGCCACAAAACGGGCATTTCTTTAATTCTTCCATGTTACTCACTCCATTTAATCTTCTGACCGCAATTCGGGAAATAAAAATGTTCATATCCTTTTTCGCAAATATATTCACTTTTGCACGTAGGGCATTTAAAGTTAATGTCACCAAGTATGTAGTCCATTATATTCGGCTCCTTCGCCGTATCCCGCTCTTTCAACTCATGCATCTGATTCATCAGCTTCGCACACTGGCTATTTGCAAAATCATTAATCTTGTTGTACTGGTTCAAAATATCGCACACAAACCGCCCCATCTTGCATTCTGCGCATTTATCTTCCAGTTCCATTTCACTTAGCTGATCTGGATACCTGCACAGGTTGTCGCATATATGCTCCATCATTTCCGTTGTAATCCCGTCCATCCATGTTTCTTCTGTTTTCGTCATTAGTCATTCCTCCTACACCTCATATCTTTGCAAAAATACAATTCCGTCCCTCTCTTTGTCTTTACATACTCAAAATCTCCGATAATTTCCCGTCCGCAGGAAGAACAGATATGTACTTCATTTTTCTTCGGATTCTCTTTCTTTTTTTCATAGCCTACTGTAAATACCTCCGCATTAATATCCGGTTTGGATTCGACATCGCCCTGTTGAGTCGGCAACTGGTCCGTACCCAGCCTTCGTGAAACTCCATGTAATTTGCGATTGTTCCAAAGATATCCTTAACCGAAGTTTCTTGTTTCTTTGACTCAGGCAGCATATCATTGTCTTTTAAAAAGTTTTTGAACGTTTCAATACTTGCATCGATTCCGCTCTCTTCGCTTATTGCTGCATAGATGTTCTGGATCGTAAGTCCGTTTTCGATCATGTACTTAATTTCTCCCTTGTACGGTTCGTATTGTTTTCTTTTATTTTCCATTTTTCTTAACCACATCCTCTCGTTTGCTATTACCCTCTTTTTCACTTCTTTTCCGGTAATATCCTCAAGCACTCTGCAGATATGCTCATCCGAGCATCCGAGTTTTACCATCTCTTCGATCTGGAACTTGTAGGGATCCAGAAAGTGTGCTGGTCTACTCATTTCCCTCTCACCCTGTTCTTTCTCTTCCGCTTTGTACTGCCGCGCGTAAACAAATCCATATTTCCGTGTCTCAATCCGGTAGGCTGTTTCCTGTAGACTCTAAAACCGTATCTTTTTCTGTTCATGTTTGCCTCCTAACTGAAACTTACTTCCGGCTCTTCCTCTGGACATATTTCTCCACCTGCTTCCATTTCGTTTATGATGATTTTCGTTCCCGATCTTTGTAATCTCAGCAACAGCATGTCAAATTCCCCAAGGTATCTCAACGACTTAATGTCTACACATCCCAAACTGTCAAGTGTATACTCTTTCTCAAAATCCCATTTCGATATCGGAATTTCCATATTCAACTCTTCATCGTGTTCGTTTTCGAAAATGATTACCGCCCTATGCAGGGAGCTCCAAGTAGATCTTTCACACTCTTCTATTAGCATCTCGCAACTGACCGATTCGTAGTGTGGTCCATCGTCAAACTCCACTTCCAGACCAGTTGTACTGATCTTCTTTTCGCACATTGCAATCCATGCATCAAACAGATCCGTGACTTCCATTTCTTTTTCTTCCTGCTTGATTGATAATTCCTTAAAATTTTCTAGAATCTTTTTATTCTCAATGCAAGCATCGGAATTTACGATTTCTGTAAGCACCGTATCCAACTTTGGAAGGTATTCCGAAAAATCATACTTCTCTATGTACGGCACCATGACATCGTTTATCTTTTTCTTCAGTGCCTTTTCCGCATCTCCCCATCTAAACGCTGATCCTATTGCCGATTCTATCGATTCCTTAAATTTCTTTTTGAGTATTTCCTTTACTTCTTCCTCGGAGAGACACTCCTGTGCCATTTTTAATAATTCTTCTTTCATTTTGCTCCTCCTTAATTCGAATTCAACAGCTGCTCTTCCAGAGAGTCCATGTCGTATCCTCTGCGTTCGAAGTTGTTTAAGTTTCTGCTTACTGGCGGTTTTGCTGGCACTTTTTCCGTCTGCTCTTGGTTAAGATAAACATCGAAATTACTGCCGAACAGGGTTTTTGGTCTTAGATATATCCTCATATCCTTAATGCCGCGCTGTAATTCCTCTTTTGTCGGCTTTCTGCCCCACTCATTGTATTTTTTATCAATCACCGTCTTAAAATCATCCAGAGTGTATCCTTCATTGAATCTGGCTTTTATTTCCTTTTGGTTACTCTTAACATCCCATCTTAGTTTCTTGCCTGTCTTTTCATTCAGGTAAGAAATGATCTCTTTGTACGGGACATATATATTATTATCTTTTTCTTTATCTTCTTCTTTATCTATATCTGAAACAGCGACGTAAGACGTTCTTTCAGACGACTTGTCAGACGATTTTTCAATCAAAGCTCTCTGTTTGGCTCTTCTTTCCTCTTGGTACAGCCTGTCACGCTCCTTTTTTCGTTCATAAGCATCCAATGTCTGGTGCTTGTTCCAGTTCGGGATCGTGATTATTCCCTCCACTATCTCAATCATTTTGAATTGCTCAAACGCATTCAAAGCCAACTTTACAGTAGATTCATTCATTCTAAAGATTGTAGCCAGCATCTTGTCTGTGTAGGGAATCTTGTCATTCATCAGGAATACGCCACCGTTATTTTTCTTCCCGGCAAGACATAACAACTTGAACCAGACTGTTATAATTGCATAAGCATCTGGCAAACCCTCTATCAGCAATATCTTTTCATCATCAAAGATATCCGTTGCTATCTTTATCCACTTCACTTCTGCCATTACTCATCCTCCGCAATATAGACCACCACGCAAGGCTCATCAGAATACACTTTTTCGATTTCCATACTGGTCACCTGCTTATCATCCGTATATGCGACTCCATTCAGTCCATCCAAAATGATTTTTGCGATATTATCTAAGTCTGGCTTTTTATTTGGCATTATTTCGCCTTTTAAAGCTTTCTCCTTATTCTTCTTAGACCAGCTCTCTGGAATCGGAAATTTCGCTAAAATTCGGACTCTCAGAGGGATGTCCGTGTAAAGCACGCCTATACTCTGCTTGTAAATCCTTGCAACTTCCTTTTCGTACTTTTTATTTTCTGGTGGCGTATATGTAATGACTTTAAATCCGGCTCTGCGGAATCTCGGTCTTGCTTTTCCAACCGGTTTGCCCGGAATTGTAATTACCATTTATTCTCCTTTCTGCTCCCGGAATTACCGGGAGACAATGAATCTGGCTTACTTAAGGTATTTGTGACGTACTGTGCAGCAGCCATGAACGGGTTACAATTTATAGCGAAAGGTTACCCTTTGCTAACATAGTGAAATTCTTGTCGGAACTGCTCTTCTGTTCCGTAGTGCTGCAAATAATACTCCTTGCAGCGTTTTCTTAAGTGTCGGTCAACTTTCGCTGCATTCTTCCCCGCTTTCGTTCCGTTTGTATGTAGGTCTGGTCTCAACGGGGCAATGAAGCCGTAGTCCTCCGAAAGTTCAATTTCTTTCGATGTGTGACTAAAAACATGATGCCTCTCCACTCCGTAAACTCCGGTGTACATGCAGTGATCCATATCTTCTGTAAATATGCTCCACAGCTTCTTTGGTCTGCCGGATGCTCTTTGATGACCTTTTTTCTTTTTCTTTCGCTTCGGCTTTGGGAATGCCATGTCACTGTAATCAATACTCACAGTTCAATCCCCCATTTTTGTCTAAGCTCTTCTTTTTCATCTGGGGTCAAAAGGTCTGCATCTGGTATTCCAACCTCTCTGCAATCTTCCAACACGCCTTTGATGAGTCTGCTCATTTCTTTTGTGTTATACTTGCTTGACCCTTTGTAGCATTGCAGAGTGTGTAATGTTTCAGTTCTCCCTTTTAGGTCTTTTACTTCCTGTGCTCCACGATCTATCACAATCCGGAACACTGACTGTGCCAGATAGATGTCTTTTTCCCGGAGCGGTATGTACTCAAAAGCACCGTGGGATTTTAATTCATTTAGGTACGCTTGCCACCTAGTGATGTCCAACTTTTCCGCTAATTTATCGAGTAACACCCACAAATAAGAGTTCGCGTCAAGGCTTCTCTTTGCTCTGTATGGCTTTATTTCAAGCGTTAATTTCTCATAATCTTTCAACTCATCATAGGCTTGTCGGAAGTCCTCTTCGGATTTGAATAGGATGGTGTGGCAATCTATCAAACGGCCTTTTAATTTTCCTGTGAATTTCATCAATCATCACCGTAAGTCCTTTTTATTGTGCTTAACATTGTTGCAGCTTCTGTCTCGGTAAGTGTCTGCTCAGTCCTATTGTTTTCTCTCAACCAGCGTTCAAGATTGATACCGTGAGATACGCATAGATTCTTGAGAGTCTTGATTTTCGCTTCAGACGCTCTGTTTTCCCCCGTTTCCGGTATTTGAGCATACATCTTGTTGTATTCCTCTTTAAGCCACAAATCGAACCCTAAGCCGGTATGTATTGCTACGCACTTCACAAACGCCCTGCACATGCTGTTCCAGACTCTTTGCTGACTCATAGAGTTGTCTTTTACAGGGTTTGCCCCATTCATCACAGGTGTTTGCATCTCGTACACTTGATCATCTATCACAACACGGATTCTGGTCTCGTAACATCTATTTTCAACTCCGTTTTTATCTTTAAACACCGCTTTTGTCATCCTTAGGCTACTTCCTGTTTCTGGGTCTGGAATCGGAGTAAAATAAACATTTTCAGCCCCATTTTTATGTAATAAATCAATGCACATTGCCCAGTTTAAATAGTCCATACCATCTCTTTTTTCGAGGTATGGTTTTACATCTACTTTCCTCATTTCTTCATAGCTTTTAAGCATAGGTTTCCTCGCTTTCTTCCTTTACCCAACTCCCGGAGTAAAACCATTCCACCAGCATTTCTTTAAATTCTTTTTGGTCATCTGGTGTTCCATGCAAGCATCTCTCCAGTGCATATTCAAACGCCTGGTCTTCTGTTACTACCGTGTCTTTCTCTGGTCCGATACCTACATACATCATTCGTCCTCCGTCTTGTCCACTGCCATTTCCAGCAATACCCCAACTAAAATAATTGCATCATCTAGTTGCTTATCTGTTGCAATACCGTCAAACAAATCGTAATCTCCATCAGTAACAAATCCGTTTTCTTGTGCGGTTAAAAATATTCTGCTACCGTAGTTCGAAAATTCAATGTTTACGTACGGATACCCATTCCTACCTTCTCCACGCTCTTGAATCTCAAGAATTAAGTCTAAAAGTTTATGTATTTTTTCTCTATCCATTGCTTATCCTCCTAAAATCTGTTAATATATTCTTGATTTTTTTCCTGAGTGCTCGAGGGTTGCCGCCCTGTGACAGCACTCTTTTTTAATACCCGACTGCCAGATACCACGCCAGTAGCACCAAGATAAACCCGATCACCATCGCACCGACTCTGATCCAGTAAGGCTTGTCCTCTTCTTCCGGCAGCTCTACAGAGACGGACCGGATGTCCCAGCTGTTTAATGTGTTGGGTTGCTGAGTGGTCTGGCAGTGGTAAGTTCCTTTAATCTCCATGCTTGTCCTCCCTTCTACCGCCTAAGCGGTTTTTCTTCTTTCGAATCCTATATTTTTCATTGTCTCGTCTAATTTTTTCTCCAAAATCTGAGAAAACTCTTCTTTGCTTAAGTCCTCCTGGTTTACCCAGGATCCGTTGATTTTGATCATGCTTACTACTTCGATTGCTTTCATTTCACCACCCCTCTTTACTGTATGCAGGTTGATTGCCATGCGTAAGTTGTCCTACGTTTTTAATTAGTATCCGAATCTCTGACGATCACATGATATTTCTTTATCTGTCCGTCGCACTGTGTATACGAGATTTCTCTCGGATATCCATTGTCGGCGTACCACTGCTTTACCATCCCGATCACTTCCGGCGCATATTTTCTTACGGTTACTTGCCACTTTCCTTTAGATTCCCATGTTTCCGTGTACATATCTTCTGATAAATCCAACCTACGGATAATCTCATTCACAGCTTTATCAGCCGGCTTGCCGGAACTCTGATAGTAGAGTCTTGTCTGCCTTGCGATATGTACCGTATCCACATACTGCTGATCCGCTTTAATCGTGATTGGAAGATTGACTCCTGCTTTCTCATAAAGTGATTTTGCGGTCAGAAGCTGGATCTTGCTGTTGCATCCTGCTGCTTGGAGCATCGGCGTTAAAATCTTCACAGCATTGTTTACACTGGCAAGGCGTTCATTGCTTTGTTTCTTCTTTGGCATTTCGTAAGAGCCGGTCTTACGGAGTATAGGAAGAACTTCTGATGTTACCCAGTGTTTGAACTTTTTAGCATTCGGAAGTTTGCTTGAAAGAATCAAACTGTAAAGTCCGGACTCATTGATAAGAATTCCTTTTGTGCCATTCACGGTGAACGAATCGTTCAGCGTCTTGTCTTCTTCATCTACATGGTCACGAAGTGCCTTTTGTGGATTGCTATATCCCAAAATTACTGCTACATCCTTCCCGACAAACCACGGTTCGTTATCAATTGTTACTGTTCGGATTTTGCCGAACTCTTTGTTGTTAAAAATTTTTAATTCGTTCATTGCTTCTCCTTTCTGTTTTTGATGATTGTAAATAAAATCTCATCATGGTAAAATATATTTATTATTTCATGAGAATGGGGGAATTATATGCCACTTTTTTTGCAATATATCGGCTTTATCATTAGTATCTTTGGTTTTTTTATTACGATATTGACATTTATAGCAGCCAGTAGAGTTAATAAAAAAATCAAATCTCTTAATGAACTTAAAGATTTTCACGTTCATAAAACAGAAATACTCAATCAGCTAGAGGGGTTCGTTCGTTCCATAAATAGTGACCAGTTGCAAGAAAGTGATACTGAATGCACTTTATATAATGGAATAACCCAATCGTTAACTGATATAGAATCTAGGTATACTAACCTTTCTTGGAAAACCCAAAAAGCATTAACTTCTTTGCAGAAATATTTAAAACGTGACAATTTTAAGTGGAGTGAAATTGCCCTCAAACTTATAACTTTGAAAAATAACATTGATAAGGAGATTTAAATATGGAAATAAATAAAAATGAATCTTTCATCGAAAAATTATCATCTCAGACTATCAATTCCGAAATTTGCTGGAAACGCGCTATATCTTTCAAGAAATTAGACTTTTCTTCTAACCCAGAGCTTGGAATGGTATTTTTCAACAATGAATATTGCACAATTGATTTTGAGAATTCCTTTTTTTCTCATATTGATTCCGCTAATATTTATATTGTTTTGAAACAAATAGAATCTGGTCGTGATGGTTCCCGTGTAAAGAATTATTCAGTTTATCTACAGCAAGAAAGCAATAATGAAATTTCAAAACTTTCTTGTTCTCAAGCAGTTATTTACCAACTAGTAAATTCTATAAATTCTTATTTAGCAAAAAAAGAATCGACTCTAAATGATTTTATAGATTCTTATCTTAAAAATTCTCAAAGTTAAATCCATGAATCCTTAAATCCTCTCTAATTCCAGGGAGGATTTTTTGTTATCTCTCTCTTCATTTTTTTTAACTTCTTTTCCGTATTTATATACTGAAAAAAAATCAAAAACTGTACTACTAAAGTAATAATGTCTATCACTATCGTTAATGTTGTAATCATGAAGCTTACCTCCTTTTTGACGATCATGCCTACTCCAAAAAATACTCAACACTTACGCCGAAGTAATCGGCTACGCAACAGATTCTAGGTAAGCCAGATCCTTCACTGTTTCCAATCTCTTCTTACAATCCTGATAAATCTCCTTGTAATGTTTTCCAGTCAGTATTCCAGTGTCGATCACATGGAGAATGATGTTTTCCATCAACGAAAGATTGTTCAGCTGCATAACTGTTGCTTCATCACGTTTTCCAATTCCAGCCATCTTATTTGCCAGTTTTGAATAGGTCATGTAAAGCATCTCTGCGTGTGTACTCCCCTGTTCTTTTGCGTATTCCACTAACTTCTGAATGGTGTCTGTCTCTGCTCTTCTGGTCAGTTTTCCGGCTTTTCTTGTTTCTACCCATGTCTGAGTTGTCTTTTCTTTGATGAACGCTTCCATCTGATTAAATGCTTTGATGTAAGCCCATTTCCATTCCATTGCTTTCTTACCGGTAAATCCCATTGCTAAGATAGAAAAGCCATCTCTATTCATTCGGTACATCTTATTTGATTTTCCAGTACCATCCTTATAAGATGTTTTGCTGAAACACTGAACGCAATTTTGCGTTGAGTCATTTTCTATCAAATTTTCAATAGCTCTGATTACATCCGAATGTCTCTTTCCAAACTTCTCAGCCACTTGCAAGCTGTCACACACTGCTTCGTCATTTTTTAAATATACGAGTTCTGTCATTCGACCATCCTTTCAAAGTTCAATATTTTGAACTTTTTCTTTAAAAAAATATTTAGGTATGTCTTCCTGTGCCAAATCTAGAAGTTCTACTGCTTTACAGATATCTGTCTGCTTCCACGGTCTCTCACTACTTAATTTCAAGCAAAGCGTTCTTTCTGACCATTCCATAGCTTCTGCAAATCTGTACTGAGTTCCGAACTTCTCAATTATTCGACCTTTTAATTTGTCATAATTGAATGCCATTTTATCCTCCTTTCTTGTTCAAATATTTGAACTATTTGTATATTAGCACCCTTTTCAACCATTGTCAATACAAAAGTTAATTTTTTTGAACTTTATTGTTTTTCATATTGAACTTTTGTTTAGTGTATGGTATATTTATAATCAGAAAGGCGGTACATTTATATGAAGAAAGAAAGCACTTCTACTAGGCTAAAAAAGATTATGGAGACAAAGGGTCTTAGACAAGTAGACGTTCTGAAATTAACTGCACCATACTGTGAACAATATGGGATAAAAATGAACAAATCAGATATAAGTCAATACTGTTCTGGAAAAAATGAACCTAATCAAGAAAAACTGTTCGTTTTAGGAAAAGCATTAAACGTAAGCGAGTCATGGTTGATGGGATTTGACGTACCGATGGGACGTAACGACTACGAATTTAAAGATGCGATTGGCCCTGATAACCTTTCGTTTAATAATGTTGAGGAATTCAAGAAAGCTTACGATCAAAGTATGTTCAGGAAAAACAGATTAGAATATAAGCTTTTAGAGAACATGAGAAAGCTAAATAATAATGGAAAGAAAAGTCTTTTGAATTATTCTGAAATATTACTTGGAAATCCGAATTTTATAGAATCCAACAATCATTTAGAAGTATTAGCAGCTCATGAACGAACTGACATTAAAGTAACAGATGAAATGAGAAAACACGATAAAGACATCATGATGGATGACTCTGAATGGGAGTGATACAATGACGATTTATGAAGAACTTTTGGAAGAGGCGAATAATAGCGGACTGATTGTCCGCGAAAAGACTCTTTCCGGCAGTGATGGTTTAATATACAGAAATAGAATTGCGATATCCAACAGGCTGAAAACATCCGCAGAAAAGGCTTGCGTCTTAGCTGAAGAAATCGGACATCATCATACTGCTGTTGGCGATATATTTGATCTGCAAGATATTGAAAATATGAAGCAAGAACAAAAAGGAAGATTGCACGGGTATAACCGGATGATCGGATTGCGAGGCATCATATCAGCTTTTAATGCTGGATGCCAGAATAGATATGAAGTTGCAGAACATCTGCATGTCACAGAAGAATATCTGCAAGAAGCTATTGACTGCTACAAAGGAAAATATGGCGAGTATATCACTGTAGATAATTATGTTATCTATTTTATTCCTAATTTAGCGGTCATGGAAATGATATAACCGCTTCGGCGTTTATATAGAGTAAAGTGGTGTTAAGGTACAGGAGAAAAGAGGAAAAACATGAAAAAGAAAATTGTAGCTATGTTATTAACTGGAGCTATGGTTCTATCCATTACAGCGTGTGGCGGAGATAAAGAGCCAGAAAAAGAGAATACTGCGAAAACAGAAGCTACGGAAAAAGAACCGGAAGTCGAAGTGACGTATCAAAGTATTCTCGATGATTATACAAAGAAGATTGCTGATGCGACTCCGGGACTTGTGGAAGAATATAATAACGAAGCAGCTCCGATTGCCGGAGACTTAAATGCGCTTGCTGAATTATCAAATAGCAAGGTTGAAAAACTGGCCGAGATTTCTAATCAGGGCGTTTCCGAAATGGCTACGCTAATGCAGAAGAATGGGGACGAGTACAGTGTTTATGAAGAATGGTCATTGAAATTAACTGACGTATACACCCAATACGCAAAGCAGATCACTGACGCATACACTTCTTCCGCTGCCGGTATGAGTACGGAAGACTTAATGAACTCTCTCGATTCTTTAGGACAATAAAACAAAAAACCGCCCCTGCGCCAACAGAGACGGTCTACATATCCGAAGATATGCGATTGAAATCCACGAATATTGTATCATCTTCGGAAACAGCTTGCAATCCAGAACATTCGTTCATGTGCCGGCTGTTATTTTTGTACTTATTTTTACATAAATTAAATGAGGAGATGATCTACTATGAGCGTAAAGTATGCCTATGGTTACGTTCGCGTATCCACTGATAAGCAGGAAGAACTCTCGCCAGACTCCCAGGAGAAGCTATTACGGGAATATGCAGCGAAAAATAATATCGTCATTCTAAAGATTTTCTTCGAGCTTGGAATTTCCGGTAGAAAAGCTGATAAACGGCCAGAATTTCAGAAAATGATCGGGCTTGCAAAATCATCCGATCATCCGGTTGATGTGATTCTGGTTTGGAAATTCAGCAGATTCGCAAGAAATCAAGAAGAATCTATCGTATACAAATCCCTGCTGCGGAAGCAAAGCAACGTTGATGTTGTGAGTGTGTCAGAACCTTTGATAGATGGTCCATTCGGCTCTTTAATCGAGAGAATCATTGAATGGATGGATGAATACTACTCTATCAGGCTTTCTGGCGAAGTCCTAAGAGGGATGAAAGAAAAGGCTGCAAAAAAAGGATACCAGATGTCCCCACCTTTTGGGTATCGCGCTGTTGGAAACGGAGATCCTTATAAAATTGATCAAGACGAAATGAAGATTGTAGACTTTATCTGTGATGAATTTGACTACCATAACTCGGATGTTACGAAGATAACAAGAAAGCTAAACGATATGGGAGTCCGTACAAGACGAGGGAACCCTTTCGAATCCCGTAGCGTAGAAAGAATCTTGAAAAATCCATTCTATTATGGTCTTGTCGCGTGGAATGGAATAACATTCATGGGAACGCATGAAGTCCATTACTCAAAAGAACGCTTCGAAGCCCGCATGAAAAAGATACAGACTACATACAAGCCACTGAAACGCCGTGATGTATCCTCATGTAAACATTGGTTATCAGGGATTTTAAAATGCGGATACTGCGGGGCCTCTCTCGCCTACAATGGTGCAAACAGGCACTCACCTGGTTTCCAGTGTTATAAGTACAGTAAAGGAATACATACCGAATCCTGTTCGATATCAGAGAAAAAAGTGATCGCTGCACTGGAAGAATATTTTGAAAAACTTCTTTCCGGTATGGATTTTGAATACTCCTACCACTCTGCTGAGACCGGCGAGAAGATATCAGAACGTGAATCGCTCCTGTCTGAGCTTGATAAGATTTCAAACAGAGAGAAACGGATCCGTCTCGCTTATGAAAATGAAGTAGATACTTTGGAAGAATATAAACGGAACAAAGAGCGTCTGCAAAAAGACAGGGAAGATATTTTGATGCAACTGGAAAATCTCAATAAGAATAATGAAGATACGAAAACAAAATCTGACGTGCTCAAGAACGTGCAAACTGTATATGATGTGATTAAAAATGATGCGATCGACTATGGTACCAAAGGCATTTTTATGAGAAGTTTGGTGGAAGATATCGTTTATGACAAGAAAAACAGCAAGTTGATATTCCATCTTTATATCTCGTAA